CCGGAGGATGATGCAAATGAATGAGATCAAGACCGGAACACTAAACCGGCATTTTAATTTTGAACGGGCCAACGTCGACGAAGACGCTCGCACACTTACCTTGAGCTTTTCAAGCGAAGCTCCGGTCGAAAGATGGTTCGGGACTGAGGTTTTATCCCACTCCCCCGGATCTGTCGACCTGACGCGCTTAAATTCTCGAGCTGCGTTGCTTGCAAATCACGACTTGAACGATCAAATCGGCGTCATCGAAAGCGCCAAAATTGAAGACGGTCGTGGCATTGCCACGGTGCGATTTTCAAAAAGCGAAAGAGGCGAAGAGTTTTACCAAGACGTACTTGATGGCATTAGGTCCGGCGTCTCCGTCGGTTACGTCATCGACGAAATGGAAGAACGCAGCGAGCGTGTTTTTGAGGCAACCCGTTGGTCGCCCCATGAAATATCGCTTGTATCTACGCCCGCAGATCTTAGCGCTACCACGTTGAGATCAGACGCCGTTCAAGGCGAAAACCTAACCCGTGTTATTAATTTAAAAAAGGAAACTCCCGAAATGGAAGACCAAAAGATTGACCTCGAGGTCGTTAAGAACGAAGCACGCGAAGCTGCTTTAAAAGATGAGCAAGTGCGAGTGCGTACTATCAACGAAATGGCAAAAGATGCGCCTTACTTGCGCGAGTTAGCCGACAAAGCATTGAACGAAGGTTTTGCCCTCGATCACTTCCAGCGCGAAGCCTTCGAAGCAACTAAAAAAGAGCTGGCTCGCAAGCCAGAAGCTGCGCCAGAAATTGCCAGCCCTTTGAATGTTGACCTTAGCGCGCGTGAAAAAGAAAGCTATAGCTTGCTTCGCGCAATCTCTGCATCAGCATCAGGCGACTGGAGCAAAGCTGGACTTGAGAAAGAAATCAGTGACACCATTGGCCAGCGATCTGGCAACGCATCACAAGGCGGCTTTTATATGCCTGCCGATATGCAGTGGGGTCGACGAGATCTGACAGTTGGCACCAACAACGCTGGCGGCTTTTTAGTTGGAACTGACCACGATGGTGCATCGTTCATCGACGCATTACGCGCTGCGATGGTAACAACTCGTCTTGGCGCTCGAGTAATGAGCAACTTGCAAGGCAATGTTGCCATTCCAAAACTGAGCACTGGCACCTCGACCTACTGGGTTGCGGAAGATGGCGCGCCGACTGAAGGCCAGCCAGTGTTTGCATCAGTGTCATTAACTCCAAAAAACCTCGCGTCATTTGTTCAAATCTCGCGCAATCTTTTGGTTCAAAGTGACCCCTCGGTCGAAGCTGTCATCCAAGATGACATCACGCAATCAATCGCCGTTGCCATCGACGCCGCTGCATTGGCAGGATCAGGAAGCAGCAACCAGCCGACTGGCATCTTGAGCACCACTGGGATCGGTAGCGTTTCATTCGCTTCTGCTGGTGCTCCCACGTTTGCCGAGATCGTTGCAATTGAATCAGCTATCGCTGCTGACAATGCGATGGGCGCGAACATGGCGTTTGTTACAACTCCCGCACTTGCTGGAACTTTGAAAACAACTACCAAGGACTCTGGTTCTGGTCGGTTTGTTTCAGAAGAAAACGCAATCATGGGCTACTCAGTAAACCCAACCTCAAGCATGACTGCTAATACGATCTTACTTGGCGATTTCAGCCAGTTGATGATCGCTCAGTTTGGAGCCATCGAGGTAATCACCGAGCGCAACGCGCAAACTGGGCAATTGACGCTTGGCTTGCACGCAATGGTTGATATTGGCGTAAGACACGCCGAGTCATTTGCGAAAGGTGCATAAATAAAGTGGTAAGCACTAAGGATTCGCCTGCGCTAGTCGCAGGCCTATCCCCCACCACTAAAGGAAGCAAAAAGATGGCAAAAGTAAAAGTTTTAGTAGGCGTCGTTGCGAGCGGATTTGACTGCAAAGCCGGCTGCGAATATGACCTAACAGATGAAGACGCGACCATGCTTATACGCATGGGAAAAGCAGTGCCTGTTGAAGCGTCAACAAAAAAAATAACGAGTCGAGAAGATGCGCCCAAAACTACAAAACGAGGCAAATAAGGCAAAGCAATGGCTCTCGAAGAATTGGGCGAATTTTTTGAACTGGGTGAACACGGCACCGCCGCAACCTATACACCAAGCGGCGGCTCAAGTAGTTCGATTGTCGTTATTTTTCGCAATGAGTTTTACCTTGAAGACGCTGGAGGTATTGGCGTCGAGACGACGCAGCCGGTGATAACCGTGGAGATATCAAAGGTGCCGGGCGTGTCCCACGGCGACGTGATTGGTATTGATGGAACAGATTACAACGTTGTTGGGGTTCGCCCTGATGGCACAGGAATCGCGGAAATAGTGCTCGAGGCACAGTAATGGCGAACCATGTTAGACGACAAATTAGGGAGCGCGTGGCGACTACGTTGACCGGACTTGCAACCACCGGCAGCAAAGTCTACCAGTCGCGCGTTTACCCTCTCGCCTCAAACAACTTGCCGGGTCTGCTGGTCTACACAAACAGCGAATCAAGCGAGCCAGATGTGATGGGTGCGCAGCCGGAGTTAGACCGCGATTTGAATTTAGTCATCGAGGGTTATGCAAAAACTGCGAGCAACCTTGATGACGTGATGGACGGAATTGCAAAAGAGGTCGAGGTCGCAATGGCGGCAGACACAACAATAAACGCGCTGGCAAAAGATAGTTTTTTGACTGGCACAGAAATTCAATTGACCGGCGAAGGCGAACAGCCGATCGGAATTGTGACGATGAACTTCACAGTGCAATACCGCACTGCGAACAACGCGCCCGACGTGGCGTTGTAGGGGCTACTCAATGCTAATGGTATCACCTAGCGGCAAAGTAACGATCGACGTTCACCCTAGTCAGGTCGAGTCGATGAGAAATTCTGGCTATAAGCCAGCCAATGAAACACCGGCCAAAAAGCCGGCCAAAAAGGTACAAAAAGTAGAGGACGAAAACAATGGCAGCATATAAGGGCAATGATGGAGTGGTAACGGTTGGGGCTTCTGGCGTAGTAACTAACGTTAGATCTTTTTCAATCGACGCAAGTGCAGCAACGGCTGAAACGACCACTATGGGCGTCAGTGCCGCAACGCACGTTGGCACGATAACAAGCTGGTCAGGCAGCGTTGACGTTTATTGGGACCCTGCGGATACGGACGGACAGGTAGCCCTCTCTCCCGGCTCATCGGTCGAGATCAAGTTTGCAGTTGATGGCACTGGCTCAGGAACCACCTACTACACCGGTGACGCAATTGTCACAGGCCACAACCGCTCATCGAGTTTTGATGGAATTGTCGAGGCGAGCATCAGCTTGCAAGGCACCGGAGCATTAACCCCCGGTTCAATTTAATGAGCGTCCTTGAAAATGCGAAAGCGCATTATCAGGAAATTTTAGCGGCTGACCCAAAGCCAATCATTATTGCTGAATGGGGTGGCGAGTTTTTTGTGCGCCCTCAGATTTCCGTTAAAAAAAAGATGGAAATTCAAGCAAAGCTGACTGGCGATAAGATGGATGAGGGGCTTGCCCTTTCCCTCATTTATTACCTTGTCGACGGCGAAAACAAACCCGTTTTTAACAAAGGCGATTTGTTTGAAATGATCCGCGCCGTCGATCCCGACGTGTTGATCCGAGTTGCTGGCGAGATTGCAGAGATGCAACCGAAAGCTGAGGACATCGAGGGAAACTAAGAGCCGATCGAGGCCGAATGTTCGTGTTTCAGCTTGCCGAGCACCTACATAAAACGGTCGGCGAGATCGAAGAGATCTCCGAAGTTGAACTTTTTGAATGGCAAGCATATTTCAGGATAAAGGACGATGGCGGCTCCTAGGTTTAACGTACCATTAACAGCAACAGACAAGACCGCCGCCGCGTTCAAATCCGTCATGGGTTCAGCGACTCGATTGGCAGCGGCAGCGGCCAAAATTGGTGTCGCCTTCGCTACCGCTGGTGTTGCTGCGGCAGCGGCACTGACCAAAATGTCGATGCAAAACGTCGACGCACTTGCAAAAACATCTGATCGATTAGGAATTGCAACTAAGCAGCTTGCTGGTTTGCAGCACGCCGCTGCATTGGCTGGCGTTGAAAACAAAACGCTAGAGAAATCGCTACAAAACCTTGCGGTTGTAGTTAGCGACGCAGCCGACGGCACAGGCATCGCAAAAGACGCACTATTAGAATTAGGCTTAAACGCCGAAATTTTGGAACAATTGCCGCTCGATCAGCAAATGTTGAAAGTCGCAGACGCGATGCAAGGCGTTACGAATCAAACCGACAAGGTTAGAATCGCTACTGATTTGTTTGGCGCGCGCGGCGTCAAAGTCTTGAACATGATCGGTGGCGGTGCCCAAAATCTGGCTGATGTTGCGAAAGAGGCAGAGCACCTTGGAATTGCTGTTACTCGAGTCGATGCCGCAAAAATTGAGGCCGCAAACGACGCAGTTACAACGGCAAAAAGCGTTTTTACGGGCTTAGGCCACCAGCTTGGCACAGCGTTCAGCCCAATAATTAAAGAAATAGCTACGGGCTTTCATCAGTCGGCACTCGATACCGAAGGCTTCGGCAACATAGGTCAAGACGTAGCGGCTGCTTTAGTGTCAGGGTTCGGAACTTTTCTTGACACCTTACAGATGATCAAGCATGGAATCATGGCGGTCGAGCTGATTGCCCTGAAAGCCAAAAAGAGTTTTCAAAATGTTTTTGAGCCATCGGCGGCAATAGCTGAATTCAATAAACAACGGTTATTGCTGGTACAGGCTAAAAACAGGGGCGAGATAAGCCAGAAAGAATTTACTCTTTGGCAGATAGACGCCCAGCGGAGAATGAGAGAAGGCACGTTCATCGCTAACGGTGAATTAAAAAGAGGCGCAGAAGAAACACAAGCAGCAATTGACGCTTTAGTTGCGGAGATGGAAAACCTTACATCTCAAGCGCTGCCGAGCACGAAGATCGAGCTTTTATACAATCGAATCATGGCTAAAGCGGAGGAAGCTGGAAAAGTCATTGCGGAAAATAGCGTTTCGGGCATTTTAGAAAAAGAAGACGATACCAGCGTTAAAAAAGTTGTAAAGCAGCTAACTTTTTTAGAAAAGCAATCAATCGAGGGCACTAAGCGGCGCACCGAGTTTGACAAACTAACAACGACAGAACAAACCAGCCATGTGCTTGGCGAGCTTGATACCCAATTTGCCGGAATTGCTAAAAACAACCGCAAACTTTTTGAGCTTAATAAGGGCTTCCAGATCGCTCAGGCGGTCATGCAAACCTACCAAGGCGCAACCTTAGCCCTTAGCTCCTACCCTCCCCCAATCAACTTTGCGATGGCAGCAGCCACGGTTGCCGCTGGCATGGGTCAGGTCGCACAGATCAAAGCGCAAAGTTTTGATGGCGGCGGCATGGTTCCGAATGGATTACGTCAGGGC